GGGAGAACTACCAGTTCCCGTATTCGACTTCGAGAAAGTGGAGCGCTTGGGAGCCAGAGCCAGAAAAAGTCGACTACGAATATTTGCTGACTGGTCCAGATACGTTTGAAAAAGTCACTATCGCTGATGTTGACCCTTGGGACAACCTGTGGAGCCTTGGTCCCGCTTTTTGGGAGAAGATGAAAGACGACCAACCAAACAAACCAAAGGTCTGGTCGTCAGGGCGAGACCCGAGTCGACCATTTGAGCCAAAGAAGTGAGCGCCCCGAAGGGCGCTCTTTTTCTTACAGGGCGTTACCCGGCATCACCATGCAGTCGTAATACGCATCGGTGATCCCGCTGGCGCCCAGGTCGGTCGTGCCGGCAGTGAACGTGGTGCTGGCGTCGGTGGTGACCTTAATCAAGCCAACCAGCGTCGTGCCAGTCGCGTTCGTTCCCGGGACCGGGCAGACCTCACCGGCTGCACCAATCGGACCTTGGGTCGTCGTGATGTTGCCCGAGGCATCAGCCCAAACGCCGAACAAGCAAGCCTGAGAGGCTGCCAGGGCGGTGTGGCCGCTGCTGAACGTGAGGTTATCGGTGGCCGACTTGGACTTAAACACGCCGTCGCTGGTGTAGGTCAGGGTGTTGGCCGTCTTGAAAGTGGCCGAGTTGGTGCCTTCGGCTAGGCCGGCGGCGGTCAGCGACATGTAGCCGCTGTTTGCTTGCTCAAGGTTGTAGCTCATTGCGAGACTCCTTAATCGGTTACGTAGGTCGCGAGAGTGGTGGCGTAGTCGGTATCCGTTACGCCAGCATCCGCATCAAGTTTTGCCATGACGGCTTGCAGACCATTCACAAGGGCGGCCAGTAGCTGGCGCAGCTCTTGCTCGGTCAAACCGTCGGGGATCGCGCTTACGCGCTGTGCAACTGATTCAGCCATGGTGTTTCCTTAAGTAAAGCCGGGGACTAGCCCCGGCGTGGTTTACAGAGCGGTTACACCGGCCTCGATACGAGCCATGAAGGCGTCGTTCAGGCGCACGGTCGCGAAGTAGGTCGAGGCACCGACATAACCAAACTGGCCCAAGGGGTTCGCATGGTTGGTGTCGTTGGCGCTCAACACGATCGGCTTGACGGCGTTCATGCCCTTAAGAGCGACCTGACCCCAAGCGTCCTCACCAATGATGATGAAGGGGTACACGTCGACGTTGGCAGCGCCAACAGACAACATGCCGTTTAGGGTACCCGAGCCAGCAGCCTCAAACGACTTGAGCAGCGGCGAGCTGATGAAGCGGAAGTCTTCACAGGCGCCGATCTCGCGGTCGTGGATGGGCTTGTAGCTGCCGTACTCTTCCACGCGGGTGAAACCTGCGAGGTTGCGCACGTCGGCCACGGCGTCGGTGTGGCAGAACACGATGTAGGCTGGCTGCACAGCGCGCGTACCAAAGTCAACGCCTGGGGCGAGACGCGAGGTCACGCGGCGTGAACGGTTGGACTCCAACGTGCGGGCAGCCTTACGCAGGGCGTTCAAGGTGATCGCGGTGTTGACAGCGGCACGGCTGGAGCCGTTGCTGTACAGAACCGTCGAGCCAGCCTTTAACACGCCGTAGCGCACCTGCTCCATCACTTCGGCCATGGTCTCGCCCGTTAGCTTGACCATCTCGCCGGGGATGTCGTCTTCGTACAGGTTCTCAGCCTTGCTGGAGTACTTGAACAGTACGCCGTATTGCTGAAGCTGGACGGTGACGTCTTGGAAGCTGATGGTGTTGCTGGACGGGGTCACGCCTTCGGCCAATACGAAGTCGCTGGCCGTGACGCTGGGGGTGCCAACGTAGCGGCTGCTGCCTTCGATCGTGGTGCCGGAGGTCGACGCGCCAAAGGGAAGGGTGCGGCGGAACACCAACGTGTCGGTGGAGTTCTTGGGCATTTCCCGCTGGGTGCCGAAATCACCGAGTACGGTGATGGGTTGAGCATGCTCAAGCATGCCCTGTGCGGCACGGATTAAATTCCGTGACGCAACGGTGCCATAGTTTTGAATAGCCATGGTGAAAGTTCCTTAAAAGTTAAAAGCCACGATCGGCCGCGGTGCGGGCACGTTGCTTGGCTTCGTAGTTCCAGAGTTCCTCGGCCGACATGTCGTCCAGCGATTTGGCTGGGGGTGTGGTCTGGCCTCGGGGGGTTGTCGCGGCTGCCGCGAGTCGTGCACTGCGCTCTTGCTTGACTTCCTTAGCGGGTTTGGTCTTGGCCTGTTCGTACATGTCGAGCATGCGGATGGCGTCTTTGGCTGCGTTGGACTGAGCCAGCGCACGCACTTCGGGGGACTGCATCTGGAACCAGGACACAAACTCTTGGGTCTGCACCGTCTGTTTCCAGTCGCCGTGTCGATCCTCGACGCGCGATTCCTCAAACGCTTTTTGCATCTCTGCACGGGTTTGCGCCACTTGCTGTTGGACATAACCGGCGATCTGCTGTGCGCTGACGGCGGGCTGTGTCTTGGGCTGGGTGGCTAATTTGGCGGAGACGTACTCCTCCATGGCCTCTGACCACTCGGGGAAATCTTGCTTGAGAGCTTCCCACTTCTCGGGGTTCTTGGATGCGGCAGCTATCTGACCAGACGTGGGCGCGTCATCTGCGGCTTTGGCCGCTTGACGGGCTATCTGCGCTTCTCGCTGCATGGCAGCCACTCGACCCTCAGTCGATTTGACGTGGTGCAGTAATTGAGCATTGGCTTTCTTCAGCTCGTCAATCTCGGCCAGTTTGGCCTTGACGGCGTCGGGTAAGCCATCCAGTGGGTCGCTAACCTCCGGCTGCGGCTCTGGCTGCGGCTCGGCTTGCGGCACCTCCTCTTCAGAAGGGGCAGCTACCTCAGGCACAACCTCTGGGGCGGGCGTGTCGCCGGCCTCAAGCTTGGCTGCTTCCTGTTGCCAAATTTCCTCGGCTGATTGCTGGGTGTTTTCTTCACTCACTAGGGTTGCTCCATAAAAAAAGCCACCCGAAGGCGGCTCACGTATTTAGTCGAGCGGGACTAGAGGTCCGACTCGACCACCACAGCTCGACGTGCCTGGTTAGGCAGGTCAAGCAATTTTTTTAAAGCTTTGATCTCGCCGCGCAGGGCGGCGGTGTGCGCCTCAGATAACTGGGCGTCGTTAGCGATACGGGCTCTCTCCAACTCCTGCTGGGCATATTTTTTTATTTGGTGCCAAGCAGGAGAGGAGAAATCAATCACAGTTGCTACGGCTCGGTTTATAACTTTATTGAATCTTTAGCACAAGGGCTAAAAGCAACGTGATGATGAAAGCGGCGCTGGCGACCAAGCCTTGCTCGATCCGTTTGAGGCGGGCGTTGACTCCGTCAAGGCGATCATCGATGTTGTCAAACTTGAGCTGGATGTTTGCGTAGCGCTGTTCGCATACCTGCTCATGGGCCAAGAGTCGCGCCTCAAATTCGGTCAATTTAGAAACCTTAACTTGTACAGTGTTCGTTGAAACAGCTCGACTGCTGCGTCGATTAGGTTGTGCAGGCTGCTTAGTTCGCGTGGGCATATCTGTTCCCGGTTGTCTTCAATCCACGCCATGACCTGCTCAAGCACGTCGGCTATCTCGCCCTCGTACTCGGAATCCAGCAGCGGGATATCCAATAGTTCGTTGTACTGGCCTTGGTAGGCTTCGGCAAAGGCATCGGCATGGTCGACGATGCCCAGGTAAAACTCGTTCAGCGCCACGTGCTGGGCGTAGCTCGACGTCCCCAGATGGGCACGATGGGCGAGGTCGCGGGCTAGAAATAGCTGGGCGACGTAGTTTCCTGCAGCGGCCATGCTATATACCCGATCCCGCAACGAGCTTCAAGCGCTGTTCGGCAGCAAACAACTCCTTGCGGCTGCGTTCGCGCATCGCTGTATCGGCCAACTTGGCTTTGATCTGCTCAAGCGTTAGATTCTGCTCGTTGGCCATCTTCAGCATCTCGATCTCGCGCTGCATAGCCAGCTCCTGCATCCGCAGTTGAGCGTTGGTCGCTGCGATCTGCTGGCGCGTCTGCAGCTCAGCCATGTCGGACTGAGCTTGGAACTGGGTGCGCTGCATCTCCGACTGGGCACGTATCTGTGCAGCCTGAAGCCTCGGGTCAGCTTGCTGGCCTTGTTGGGCGGCTTGGGCTTGCTGCTGCTTGATTTGCTCGATCTCTTCCTCGGGCTTAAAGACCTCGGCCGGATCGATGTGCTGGGCTTGCAGGGCTTTTTCAAACAGCTTCTGGGTATCGAGGTACATGCCGTAGACGGGGTTGGCCCCGGCGGCCAGTAGGTTCAGGAAACTTTGGTTCTGAATGTCTCTGATCAGCAGGGCGCTTGAGCCACGGGCGTCCACAGTGAAGTCGCCTTTGATGTTGGCGTCGTCGCTATGCATCATGTTGAAGTAGTAGTACCGGCGTATCTGCGGCCGGGTGACCTGGTCATCGAACTGTTTGACCAGGCGGCGCAGCACCACGTTGGCGTTGTTCATCAGCAGTTGCATGCCACCCACGGTGTCAGGGGCGCTGCCTTTCTCACCCTGCATCAGCATGGGCACGCCGGTTTCCTGGTCGGCCAGCTCGGCAGCCATACGAATGATGTTTGCCAACTCAGCCTGATGGCTGTTGAACTCAAAGGTCGTGAACGACTTACGGACGTCGTCGGCGTCCTCGGTGGCAAACCAAATCTTGCGGCTGGTGAGCTGCCAGTTTTTGTCTGCCGGGGATATCGTCCCGGGCTTGACCACGATCTGGGGTGCTGAGCTGATCGCGGCGTTGTCCATGAGCTGGCGCCACGCGGCGTTGAGCACCCGCTGCTGGCTGCGCATCAGGTAAGGGATGCCGTAGCCCCAGACCGAGTCAGCCACGCGCTCCCAGTTAAAGAAGTCAAACGGGATATCGCCGTCGTCAATGGGGTTCAGGAAAGCCTTGACCACCGTCGAGTTGATCACCACCACGCACGCGCTGATGGCGCGCAGCTCATCGTCTTCGCACTCAACGCCAGCGGCGCGGAGGTCTTCGGTGTCCACCTCGCCCCAGTATTCCCAGACCTCAAAGGTGGCGCGCGAGGCGTCTTGCTCCGTTTCCTCGCGGAGGTCCTGCAGCACAGCGCTGCGCTTGGGACCTTCTTCCAGCACCTTACGCAGTTGCTCGGGCATGTAGCCGGGTTGTTTGGCTAGCTCCCGCACCTGCTTGGCAGTCATCTGTGAGCGCTCGTAGATGCCTCGGCCGTTATGGATGTTCTCGCCGCAAGCCGGGTCGGGCCACACGTTACGGGGGTCAACACGGTAGCTTGCTGGATTTAGCTCTTGCACCAGCTCAAGGCTATGGACGGTTTCGCCAAAGGCGTCGGTCATGGTGGTCCACGCCTTACGCACGCGGTTTGTGACCACGCATCCCTTGAGTACCCCAGTGCCTAGCACCGCGGCGTCATGAATTACTTTGCGCACCTCGCCGTTGTAGTCGCACTCAGTGAGCTGGTCCTCGATGGTGATCTCCATCGCCTTGGAAGCTTGGCGGGCGATGTCCATCGTGACCTTAGCCACCTGTTTGGCTGGCACTGGCTGGCCAGTGTTCACGTCCATCACCTGGGCGTTGGACATGGCCATGCTGGAGAGCGTGGGCTGGGGCGTGGGCTCGATGCCCCAGTTGCGGTCGTCGGTAGGCAACAGGATGTCGGCCAGGCGGGCTTCAGCCGCATTGGCCTTCTGCCGGGTCAGGCCGATGTAGACGGTTGAGCGGTGGGGCTTGGCCGCCTGGGTGGTGACCGGGTAGCCC